CCACCATTCACATAACCGCCCCTGATAATGTTCTCTTGGGCCACATTAAAAGTAGTCCAAAGATCTGTTTTTCGATCATCTTCTCGACGGGGTTGAGAAACTTCGCGAATTAGATCGCTATGTGTGGCATCGCCAAAACGAATCCTAGCAGCATCAGCAAAGAAGTCTGAGCGGGAACGCGGAGTGAGTTCCAGCTTTTGCCAACTGTCAATCTTGTCCGAAATTCGAGACGCGGTCATGACGAGTTGGCGCGAAGCATCCTTAACTTGCTCAGGCTCAAAGCCGATGTGACGGATGTGGATCTTGCCAAAGTCGGACTCCGAGATCACCATTCCGTTAGAGCAGATCATACGGAAGATTCCACCTTGGAGAGTATACCCACCAAGCCCGTTGTGAGCATTGATAAGGAGCATCTCAGGGAAAGAATCACCAACCCCAAAAGAGGTCGTGTCAAGGTCTTCATGGCGAAGACGAATAATGTGCTTCGCATGATCCTGACTCCACTTCCGAGCGTTGACCTGTTGGGCCTTCCAAGCCGTCCAGCCTTCATCCTGAAGGATCTCAAGGA